TACGGATTTCAAAAAAATTCTCAATGGCCTCAATAGGCAAAGTTGAAATAGTAAATAATCTTTTACCTCAACAAGAATTTAAAAAATTAAAAGATATTTTAAATTTAAATACATTTGCTTGGTATTTTCAAAGACACACTTCTACAGAAAAAGGTATAGAAGACATCAATAAGTACATGTTTACTCATGTATTACATAGTCCTATAAACGAAAACAATAGTCCATTTTTAAAAGATTTTGACATAATTCCCATAGAACTTTGTAAAAGATATAACTTTAATAAAACCATAAGAATGAAATTAAATCTTTATCCAAATCAAAAAGAAAATATTTATCATAAAAGTCACCATGATTATTATATTAAAAAAGAAGACAATCCAGAACAAGGTATTACTATCTGTATTTTTAATTTTACCACTTGTAATGGTGGCACCATAATCAATGATAAAACATACCCCTCTATAGAAAACCAAGCAATTTTATTTCCTAATGATTTTAAACACCAAGGTTTTACGGCTACTGATGTACAATCCAGAGTGTTGTTAAATATAGGGTTGAAATAATATCAATATACTTATAATTATATCTTAAATGAATTTAGAAAATTATTATTGGTATTTTAAAAATGTAATACCAAAACCTACTTGTGATAAAATAATTGAACATGCTTGTTCTAAAAGCGAACATATGGGTGTAGTAGGTGGTCTAAAAGAAAATAAATTAACTAAAGAACAAGAAAAAGATTTAAAAAAACAAAGAGATTCTAATATTGTTTGGCTAGAAGATGAATGGCTTTATAATTTAATAACCCCTTATATTCATGCAGCTAATAGAAATTCAGGTTGGAATTTTGATTGGGATTGGTGTGAAAGTATTCAATTTACAAAATATAAACTAAATCAATTCTATGGTTGGCATTGTGATAGTTGGGATAAACCCTATAGTGAAAAAGAACCTAAAAATTTTGTTGGTAAAATAAGAAAACTATCTTGTATTATATCTTTATCAAACCCTAAAGATTATGAAGGTGGTGAAGTACAATTTGATTTTCGTAACAACCCAAGTGGTTCTAATGTAACTAATTGTGAGGAAGTAAAAGATCAAGGATCAATAGTTATTTTTCCTTCTTTTGTTTGGCATCAAGTTAAACCTGTAACAAAAGGCACTAGATATTCACTAGTGTGTTGGACATTAGGAAAAAAATTTACATGAGGTTTTTAATGCCAAGTCCAACTACTTTTAAAAAAACAGGTTTTGTTGTAATGAAAAAAACAATATCAGACGAGATTGCTAGTTTTGCATATCAATATCTTTTAATGAAAAGACAAGTAGCTAAAACAATGAATGAAGCTAATTTAATACCTCCTTTTGAAACACAACATGGAATATGGACAGATAAACAAGTTCCCGATACTTATTCTATTTATGGTGATGTTGCTATGGAAACTTTATTATTACACTGTTTAGAAAAAATGAAAGAAACAACAGGATATGATTTAATACCAACATATGCGTATGCTAGGATTTATAAAAAAGGTGACATACTTCACAGACACAAAGACAGAGAAAGTTGTGAAATATCAACTACATTAAATTTAGGAGGAGACCCTTGGCCAATTTATATAAATCAAAATCCTAAGTCAGGCTACCACGATGAAAATAAAATATATCATTCTGAGGAAAAACCAGGAACAGAAGTTTTACTAGAACCTGGAGATATGTTAGTTTATAGAGGACATGACTTAGAGCACTGGAGAGATGCTTTTGAAGGACAAGATTGTGGGCAAGTATTTTTACATTATAACGATCCTAATTCTAAATTTAAAAAAACTAACTTATATGATGGTAGACCTCACTTAGGTTTACCTTCTTCAGTAAAAGATTATTTATAAAATGTTACAAGTAGCTAATAATTTTTTTCTAGATTTAAATAGATTTCATAATCATTTAAAAGATATTCCATTATATACACAAAATGAATTTAATAATATTACTAATACTAAAGATTCATGGCCTGGTCTTAGAAGTTTAGAAATATTTGATAACCATCCTTTTCTAGGTTTTTTGTTTTTAAATGAATTTAGGAGAAATTTTACAGGTATTGATATAAGAGGTTTAGACATAGGTTTATATTTACATTTAAGGTTAGGAGAAGACCAAGACAAAGATTGGATACACACAGACAGTGGTGTGTATACCTGTATTATTTATTTAAATGATACTAATTATGAATCAGGGACACAATTATTCGATGAAATAAAAAAAGAAGATTATAGAATAATAAGCGATACGAAGTATGTTAAAAATACAGCTATAATTTTTAATTCAGCTACTCCACATAGATCTATATTAAATTTTGGAACCGACATTCATAATGGCAGACTAACTTTAAACGCATTTTTTTATAGTAATTAAATGAAATTAATATCTAATATACCTATTGTTGCTAATAATATATTTGTATATCAATTAAATATTTATAATAATACTTTAAAAAACTTTACTGAAGAAAACTATATTGAGACTCCTAATAACACTTATTCTTACCAATCAGAAAACAAAAACATTTTAAAATCTTACTTACTTCTACAAAAAGAAATAAACAATTGTGTGAAAGATGTTATTAATAATGTTTATAAATATAATTGTGATTTTAATATCACTAGATCTTGGTTAACTAAAACATTACCTCAAGGAAGTTCAGATGACCATTGTCATTCTAATAATTGGTTAAGTGGAATATATTATCCAGATTATGACCCTGCTTTTCAAATACAATTTTTCAATGATCACAAAGATTCTTTTAGTATGCAACCTACTGAATATAATATATTCAATTCTTGGACTTGGACAATAACCCCTAAGAAAAACACTTTAATTATTTTTTCTAGTAGATTAAGGCACAAGGTTTTAGAAAATAAATCTACAAAAAATAGGTATTCTTTAGCATTTAATTTATTACCTAGTGGAGTTTTTGGTAATGAAGACTCCCAAGTAAATTTTAATTAATTTTTCCGTATCTATACTTAAAGCTCCAAATATTGTAAAATAGCCATATGGCTTTAACAAAAATACCTTTTAGACCTGGATTTAATAAACAACTGACAGATACTCAAAATGAAAATAACTGGGTAGATGGAGATAATGTTCGTTTTAGATATGGTCAACCTGAAAAAATTGGAGGATGGCTTCAAACTAATTCAGATACTTTAATAGGGATAGCAAGAAAACAACATTCATGGTTTGATTTAGATGGTAGAAAATATGCAGCATTAGGTACAAATAGATGTCTTTATATTTATTACTCTAGTGATTTTTATGATATAACACCGATTGATCCTGACAGACAACAAACGGGCGCAGATATTACTACGACTAATGGTTCTGCAACTGTTACAGTAACCACTACAGCTACACACAATCTTAACCCAGGTGATCTTATAACATTTGAAAATGCGGGTTCTTTTACTTCGCCTGATACAGATTACACAGCAACAGATTTTGATGATGTAGTATTTGAAGTTCAAACAACACCTACCGCAACAACATTTACGATCGAAATGCCTTCAGCAGAGACAGGGACTGGGGCTACTAATGATGGAACTCTAGACCCATTACCTTATATAGAAATAGGCCCTTTGGTTCAAACTCTTGGCTATGGATGGGGTGCAGGTACATGGAGCACATCAACTTGGGGTACTGCTAGAACTTCAGCTAATACTTCAATTGATCCTGGTCTTTGGTCTTTAGATAATTATGGACAAATTTTAATTGCAACAGTTCGTAATGGAAGATCTTTTCAATGGAGTCCTGTGTCAGTGAGTGCAGGCGCTTTACAAACAAGAGCTATATCTATTCCTAATAACCCAACAAAATCTTTAATGACTATTGTATCAGATAGAGATAGGCACTTATTTCATTTAGGAACTGAAACAACATTAGGAGATGCAACTACACAAGATAAAATGTTTATCAGATTTTCAGATCAAGAAAATATAAGTGATTATCAACCAACTTCGGTTAACACAGCTGGAACTTTTCAATTAGACTCCGGCAGTGAAATACGAGGTGCAGTGCAAGGTAAAGATTTTACTTTTGTTGGCACTGATACTTCTGCTTATGTACTACAGTTTGTTGGTCCCCCTTTTACATTTTCAGTAAGACAAGTTGGATCTAACTGTGGAGTAATTGGACAAAATTCAATGGTCTTTGTTGATTCGTCTGTTTACTGGTTATCTGACGAGGGTGGTTTTTTTATTTATGATGGTTCTGTTAAACGAATGCCATGTCCAGTGGAAGATTTTGTTTTTAAAACAACAGGAGGAAATCCTGGTATAAATCAAGCTGCAGGTCAACAAGTTTATGCTTCACATAATAGTTTATTTAACGAAATAATTTGGTTCTATCCTGATGCTTCTAGTCAATTTGTAAATAGAATGGTAACTTATAACTATTTAGAAGGAACATGGGTTACAGGAACTTTAGCAAGAAATTCTTATATGGATCAAGGAGTTTTTGAAAAACCTTATGGCACAAAATTTGAACAAAACAGTACACCTAGTTTTCCAGTAGTAAATGGTATTTCATCATCACAAGGTAAATCTATTTACTATGAACATGAAACTGGTGTTAATGAAGTAGATGCAAATGGTAATGCAACAGCTATACAAGCATTTATTGAATCTGGAGATTTTGATTTAGATGCTAATGGAGATGGAGAGTATTTTATTAAAATAAGAAGACTTGTACCAGACTTTAAAGTTTTACAAGGGAATGCTATAATAACGATGCAATTAAGAGATTACCCTGCTGATACTGCAAGTTCCTCGCCTCTCGGACCTTTTACTATTAATAGTTCGACAGATAAAATAGATACGAGAGCTAGAGCAAGATTAGCTGCTATAAAAATAGCAAATAATTCAGTTGACGAAAGTTGGAGATTAGGTTTATTTAGATTTGACTTTCAACCAGACGGTAGAAGATAATGGCAAAAATAACAGTACAAATACCAGAGCCTAAAGATGAATATGATGTAGTTAATCAACGTCAAGTAAATGCATCTTTAGAAACTTTAAAAAATCAATTAAATTTTTCATTTCAAGAAGATTTAAAACAAGAAGTAGATAGGTTTACTTGGTTTAATTTGAGGTTTAATTAATGTCTTGTAATAATGTAAACACAACAGGATCAACAACTCCATCATCTGCTGAAATAGATTTTTATCTTGCAGTTGCAAAAGGAGATTTCACTGGTTATTCTAACGTATCTAAATTTGGATATAATCCA